AGCTGAGACAGTAGCCACAGCAGAAGAGGTAATGGGATATTTTACACGTGTTATGAGAGGTGAGGAAAAAGATCAGTTTGGTCTTGATGCACCATTATCAGAAAGAACACGTGCCGCACAAGAATTGGCAAAAAGAACTATTGATATAGATAATAAGAAGGCAGGCATTGCGGATAACACAATTAATGTAACATTGAATTGGGACATGGATTAAGGAGGGAGTATTATGATTCATAAGTTTTTAACAAGTAACAGTACAGGAATGAGACTTGCAAGAACTATTGTGCAGGGCATGTTAGGTGTATTAGTTTCTTATATGGATGTCATTGTAGGACATACAGCACTGTCTCCTGAAATGCGTCCTATGGTTGTTGCTCTTGTAATGGCTATTTTATCTCCTATTATGTCAGCATTAGGCGGTGATGATAAAGAGGAAGTGAAGCAATGAAGACATGCACAACAGAAAAAGAATATATTAATGCTATAGCTGTGCCTGTACAAAGGGCATGTAAACGCTATGGTTATTTACCGTCTGTATTAATTGCACAGTCATGTCTTGAAAATGGATATGGTATTCCATCTTACTGGGATAATCCTGAAATAAAAGCATTAATGATGTGTAACAACATGGTCGGCATTAAATCCAATCTGTTAAATAATTCATGGGATGAATACACAGTTTGGAAAGGTGATACTATTATTAAATATACACCTGAAGAATATAATGGTCGCGTTGTCACTATTTCTGATAGTTTTAGAGCATATGATTCCATAGAGCAGTCATTCTGTGATTTTTTACTTTTCTTAACATATGCATCAAATGAAGGTAAGTATGGAGAACCGAAATATGGCAAGGAAGTCATGTCGATTAAAGATCCTTCCAAGCTTATTAAAGAAGTAGCATCAAGAGGATATGCAACAGGAAGTACATATGCATCTAATGTAATGAAGATTATTTATAAACATAATTTAACGATCTATGATAATCTTGCAGGTGTAAATCCAAGTACATATGTACCTAAAATCTTATATGTGGAAGTACCAGACGAAGAATTGGAGCCGTATACAAAGAAAATAACGAATAAAACAATTCATGATATTACACGTGAGAATAAATCACAAGTTCCCAGAGCACGTGGTGATAATAAAATTAAATTCATTGTAGTTCACTATTTGGGTGTTCCAAATGCTGATAACCCGTATTTATACGGTGGTGGATATGGTGGACATTATAATATTCAGCGTAATGGTGAAATTTATAAAGCCGCTGATCCTAAAACTGCTGTAGTTTGGCATTGTGGAGGTGGATTACAGGGATCAAATGGACATTCATTCTACCAAGTGTGTACGAACTACAATTCAATTGGTATTGAATGTGGGGTTTGTTATACAGAAAATGTAAAAGATGCAAGTGGTGATTCTGATAAATGGTATTTTACAGAAGAAACACAAGAATCACTAGTGTATCTTGTTTCTAAATTGATGGATGATTATGGTATTTCATTTGATCATGTTATTCGTCATTATGATGTGACTGGAAAGATTTGTCCTAATCCGTATGTAAAAAATAATCATTTGCGTACAAGTTGGACATGGAACGAATTTAAATCTAATTTACAACAATATAGAAAAGATAAGACAATTACATTACCGTTTACACCTGTAAAGACTGAAACAAAGACAGAGCAGAAAACAACCACAAAGAAAAAAGATTATTTAGCAAAAGGTGATAGTGGCAACGCTGTAAAAACACTACAGAAAATGTTAAATGCTCTTAATTATGATTGTGGTCGTGTCGATGGTAAATTTGGCATTAAAACAGAATCAGCATTGAAAGAATATCAGAAAGCATATAAACTCAGTGTTACAGGTAAATATGATACAAAAACAAAATCTTCTCTTGAAACATCATATAAAAATATTGATACAAGTGTATGGAAAGCTGTAGGTACAGCAACTTCAACAGTTAATTTCTTAAATGTAAGATGTGGTCCCGGAACTAATTGTAGAGTATTACGCCAATTAAATAAGGGAAATAGATTTGAAGTTGATGGACGAGTAGAAGGAGATTGGGTACATATTAGTGTTCTTGGTCAGATTGGCTGGGTACATAAGAAATATGTTGACTATGATTAAATATTATGGCAAATGATGTGAGAATTAATTTGCAAGACTGTATTATACCTATGTATAAAGATGTTCTTGCAGATGTATTTAAACATAATCATACGCACTATGTATTTCCTGGGGGTCGAGGTAGTACAAAATCGTCTTTTGTAGGGGGAATAACAATCCCCCTACTTATTATGCAAAATCCTAAATGTCATGCTGTATGTTTTAGAAAAGTTGCAAATACAATTCAGACAAGTATTTTTTCTCAAGTAATTTGGGGATTATATCAATTAGGTGTAGATTCATTATTTAAGATACCTAAAACATATGCTACACCAATAGTTTATTTGCCGACAGGACAAAAAATTTATTTCATGGGACTTGATGATCCTATGAAAGTGAAGTCTATTAAACCTGAATTTGGTTATTTAGGAATTACTTGGTTTGAAGAGTTAGACCAATTCAGTGGTGAAAATGAACTACGTACTGTTACGCAATCAACAATGCGTGGTGGTGATAAGTTCTGGGATTTTAGAACATTCAATCCTCCTATAAGTAAGAATAATTGGGCAAATGAATACACAGAAGATTGTGAAGCATTCAGACAAGATAATACATTAGTTGTAAGAAATACATATCTTGATGTACCTGAAGCGTGGTTGGGTCAACAGTTTATAGAAGAAGCTGAAGACTTAAAGTCAATTAATCCTAAAGCGTATGAACATGAATATATGGGGGTGCCGACAGGTACAGGAGGAGATATATTTGATAATGTTTCTGATATGGATATGAATGAATTAGTTCCCAGATTTGATGTTTATGGTAATACGATTGAACTTATTCCTAAATGGCAGACATTTGATCATATTTACTGCGGTATTGACTGGGGATTTGCAAGAGATCCATTTCAGTTTGTACGTTGTCATTTTGATAGAAATCATCTTGATTTATATATATTTGATGAATTTAGAACTAAAAAGACTAGAAATAAAACAGTATTCGACATATTATATGAAGAGAAGAAAAAACTCCGTAAAGATGAGTTAGTAATAGCTGATAGTGCTGAAGAAAAATCTATAGCAGACTTTAAAGTTTATGGTGCATTTATACGTGGTGCTGAAAAAGGTCCTGATAGTGTTAGATATGGAATAAAATGGTTACAGGGTTTACGACATATTTATATTGATAAAAGAAGATGCCCGTTTACATTTAAAGAATTTACTCAATATGAATATGAACGTGATAAAGATGGTAATTTTATTTCAGCTTATCCTGATGCTGATAATCACAGTATTGATGCGGTAAGATATGCAATGGAGAAATATGCTAATAGAAGGGGTAACTAATGCCGCGATATTGTAATCTTGAATCTGCTATGTATAGAGGAGTAGGAAAATATAATATTCCAGAAATAAAACCTGTATATGAATGTAAAACAAATGTTTGGCTAGGGTTTAACTATGTAAGAAAATATGAAACAAAGAAAGATAAAAATACAGGTGTGCATTTCTTTCTTGACGATTATCATTTTGAAAGAGTGTGGAATACGCCAGATAAGTATTTGAAATATTTATCTCGATATGATTGTGTATTATCACCTGATTTTAGTCTTTACGTTGATTTTCCGTTAGCTGTAACTATTTATAATCACTATAGAAAACATTGGCTTGCGGCGTATTGGCAAGAAAGTGGAATTACTGTAATTCCTGTAATTAGATGGATGTTTCCAGATAGTTATGAATGGTGTTTTGATGGTGAACCAAAACATAGTATTGTAGCAGTGAGTAATGTTGGATGTGTAAAAGATCCTGAATTAAAGGATATGTTTGACACAGGATACATTGAGATGTTAAATAGACTCGAACCCAAACAAATATTATTTTACGGTAATACTTTTGGTGATTATGAAGGTAATGTA